CACGGAGCTGTCCTTGTGAAGGGCAGCTCCATTCGCAATGTATCCTGCAATAAGCATCGACATTGCCATTTTGGAAAGAGATTCCGTGAATCCCACACAGGCACCGCCACGTTACACGCAGAGTTGGGAGCCATTCTAGGAATGGATCGCTCCGTTACACAGGGTTCGACCATCTACGTCGTAAGAATTAATAAAGAAGGACACCCGCGCATGAGCAAGCCGTGCCCCATGTGTGAGAGCGCTCTCAAGCACGTAGGTGTAAAGAGAGTAGTCTACACCGACAGGGACGGCAGAATAGAAAATATGATACTATGAAAAGAGTAATGATTATTGATGCGCTGAATGCATATTTCAGGGCTTACATTGTAGACCCCAGTATGTCTACCAACGGGCAACCGATCGGCGGCGTCAAGGGGTTCTTGAAGATCCTCCAAAAGCTTGTACGAGAAAACAAACCAGACATGGTGGTGGTAGTCTGGGATGGCCCCGGAGGATCAGCAAAGCGCAGAGCCATCGTGAAGGAATATAAGGCCGGCCGCAAGCCCATCCGTTTAAATCGAGAGAGCAACCTGACTCCTGACGAAGAGACCGAGAATAAGGTATGGCAGCAGACGCGTCTACTAGAATATCTTAATGAACTTCCCATTCCACAGTTTATGTTTCCCGAAGTAGAGGCAGACGATGTGATTGCCTACGTTGCTCAGTCGGAGAAATTTAAGGGATGGCAGAAGGTAATAGTTTCTAGCGATAAGGACTTCATCCAACTGTGCGATGATGAAACAGTTTTGTTTCGGCCTATCCAGAAAGAAGTTCTTACCACTAAGAGCATTTTGGAGAAGTACGGCATCCATCCTCGTAACTTTGCGATCGCACGAGCGATAGCAGGGGATAAGTCAGATAATCTCAAGGGCATTGTTGGAGCCGGTTTACCGACCGTGAAAAAAAGATTACCATTTTTATTTGAGGACAAAGAGTATTCATTTCAAGAGGTTATAGATTTTTGCGAGAAAGCTGAGGAGAAAGTAGTATTTTTTGACCGCGTTAGGGATAACAAAAACCTAATTATAAGGAACTACAAGTTAATGCAGTTATACGATCCCAACCTCTCCCGACAAAGCAGACAAAAGGTCGATTACGTATTTGATAATTTGGGATACGAGTTCAATAGAACAGAGTTTATCAAGATGATGAACGAAGATGGTTTCGGGGTTTTTAACTGGAACGATTTATTTGCAACTATGAACCGATTTGTCATTGACAAAGCACTAAAAAACTAGTAGAATCAGGAAGAGGTTAACATGGAATCAAAAGAGAAGGTTACCTTTTCTCGCTATGGCAAATCATTTCAAGAACAACTGTGCATGGTTATCTTGGACGATCGCCCCTTTGCCGATCAGGTAGAAGAGGTTTTAGACATTAACTTCTTGGAGCTCCGTTATTTAAAACTTTTTATAAAAGTAATCTTCCAATACAGACAGAAGTACGGCGTTCATCCGTCACGTCAGATTCTAGGAACCATTTTGCGTTCCGGAATCGACGATGAGAATGAACTTACTCAGCGGCAAGTTAGAGAATATTATGCTCGCGTCCTTGTGAGTGACCTTGACGAAAATCACGAATACATTAAAGATACTGCACTAGATTTCTGTCGCAAACAGAACTTGAAGTCGGCCATGATCAAGTCCATCGGGCTCCTCCAGAGTTCATCGTTTGATGAAATAGCGGTGGTGATCAACCAGTCTCTTAAGCTTGGTGCCGATAATAATGCCGGCTATGACTGGAAAAAGGATTTTGAAGAGCGCTTTAAACCTAAGTTCCGCAATCCTGTAACGACAGGATGGCCACTCATAGATGAAATATGCCAGGGAGGCCTGGGTCAAAAAGAACTTGGAGTAGTTATTGCGCCGACAGGAGCAGGCAAGTCTATGGCTCTTGTGCATTTGGGTACCGAGGCCCTTAAGGAAGGCAAGACGGTAATTCATTATACTTTGGAATTACAAGACACAGTCGTGGGATCTCGATATGATAGTTGCCTTACCAGAATTGACCTAGGAGATTTGATTACTTTTAAAGAAAAGATCTATGAAGAGGTGCAGGAAATCGAAGGACGCCTTATCATCAAGGAATACCCAACGAAATCTGCGTCCACGCACACACTTAAAACGCATCTCGAACGACTTCGCATGAAGGATGTTTCGATTGATATGATCATTGTAGACTACGCCGATTTACTCCGGCCAGTAACAGCCCAGAGAGAAAAGCGCAATGAACTGGAATCCATCTATGAAGAACTGCGTGGCCTGGCACAAGAATATAAGTGCCCCGTGTGGACTGCATCACAAACAAATCGATCGGGCTTAAATGCTGAGGTAATAACTATGGAGTCTATTTCAGAAGCGTTTAACAAGTGCTTTGTTTCAGATTTTATTTTTAGTATCTCGCGAACCACTGAGGATAAGCAGGCGAACACGGGAAGAGTATTTATTGCTAAAAATAGGAACGGTCCCGATGGTATAATATATCCGCTCTTCATGGATACTAGCACGGTGTCTATAAAGGTATTAGAACCAAGCGAAGACGGCGAAATTGACGTGAGCCCTGCAGTCCAGAAGCAAAAGCTAGCTGAAAAATATAAGAAGTTTAAAGATGGGAGTAGATAAGATGTATACAGAAGAAGAAGTTCGAGAGGTAACGCTAGAGTATTTTAACGGAGATGATTTGGCTACGAACGTTTTTATGACTAAATATTGTTTGCGGGATAAAGAAGGCAACTTTATAGAAAAAAATCCAGACGATATGCATCGAAGGATAGCAAAAGAGTTTGCGCGCATCGAAGAAAAGTTCAAGGGGAACATGCTTTCGGAAGATGAGATATATTCTTATTTAAAAAACTTTAAATATATAGTCCCGCAAGGATCTCCAATGATGGGAATAGGAAACGATTATGTTAAGGTGTCCTTATCTAATTGCGTTGTTGTGGATTCCCCCCGCGACAATATAAGTTCAATTGTCGACACCGGGAAGCACCTTGCTAATCTATTCAAGCGTCGCTGCGGAGTGGGACTTGATATATCTAATCTTCGTCCTGAGAATGCCCTGGTAAATAACTCCGCTCGCACTACCACTGGCGCATGGTCGTTTGCTGATTTTTACTCTTACGTATGCAGAATGATAGGACAGAATGGCCGTCGCGGAGCGCTGATGATATCAATGGATATCCGTCACCCCGACATTGAAAAGTTTATCGTAATGAAAAAAGATTTATCAAAGGTCACCGGAGCCAATGTCTCGGTGAAAATAAGCGATAGTTTTATGCAGGCGGTTGAAAATAACGAATCATTTACTCTACAATACCCTATCGATGCCGCCGTTCCTACTCACACTAAGGAAGTTCAGGCAATCGAACTTTGGAATAAGATAGTAGAGACAGCCACTCAAACAGCAGAACCCGGATTATTGATGTGGGACAACATCATTAATAATCTTCCGGCAGAATGTTATAAAGATGAAGGTTTTCGGACTCTAACAACGAATCCGTGTGGTGAAATACCATTGTCGGCTTATGATAGTTGTAGGCTTATTTCATTAAACCTTAAGCGATTGGTGTGCAGCCCGTTCAGCGAAAGGTCTACGTTCGACTTTAATAAACTTAAAGAAATAGTATCCGTCGGCATGCGACTGTCCGATGACCTAGTGGAGTTAGAGTTAGAAAAGCTAGAGAGTATCAAGGAGGCCTGCGATACAGAAAGTGAGCGAGAACTATGGAACAAACTGCACAGGGCATGTGTGGATGGTCGACGCACCGGGCTAGGCACACATGGTCTTGCCGATGCCATAGCACGCTTGGGACTGGCGTATGATTCCGACGAGTCTATCGAGATTGTTAAAAAGATTTATGAAACGATCCGTGACACAGCCTATTTGGAAAGCGTCTACCTGGCCCAGGAGCGTGGAGCATTTCCAGTATTTGACTGGCAAAAGGAGAAAAACAATTCATATATCAAAAGGCTCCCAAAAAACCTGTCTGAAAAAATTGAGACTTTTGGACGTCGTAATATTTCTATTCTCACCAATGCGCCGACCGGCTCGGTTTCCATCATGTCCCAGACTTCTTCTGGGCTAGAACCGGTATTCAGAAACAGTTATGTAAGGCGCCGTAAACTGTCACACAATGAGCAAGACACAGAACCGGACTTTGTTGATAATCTAGGAGATAGATGGCTGGAATATAAAGTGTTTCACCACAACGTTCGCGAATATTTACAAATGTTTAATGTAGATACAGTTCCTGACTTCTTCGTAGAGTCGGGAAATATTGACTGGACCAAACGTGTTGAGATCCAGGCAGCAATCCAGTGTAATATCGATCACTCCATCAGTTCTACGATTAATCTCCCCAAAGGAACCGATCCAAGCGTGGTGGCCGAGATTTATATGAAGGGGTGGAAACTCGGTCTCAAAGGAATCACAGTGTATGTTGACGGATCTCGATCGGGCGTCTTGATAGAGAAGGGGAAAGAGCGATTTCCACACCGCACCGCACCCAAGCGGCCGCTTGAACTTCCCTGTAATATCCACCACACCACAATACAAGGAGAAAAATGGGTGATCATGGTCGGCCTCATGGACGGCAAGCCCTATGAAGTTATGGGGGGTCTTTCTAATCTTATTGAGATTCCGCGCGCTAAGGCTGAGGGAACTTTGGTCAAACACCCAAGAAAAACAATGAACGCGGTTTATGACTTGCAAATCGGAACAAATGGCGATACTGTAATAGTAAAAGATCTGGTAAAAGCATTTGACAACCCAAACCATTCAGCGTTCACTCGGATTATATCGCTAGCGCTCCGGACTGGGGCAAATATTCAATATGTGGTGGAGCAACTACAAAAGGATCGTGATGCAGATCTGTTTAGTTTTGCCAAGGGCGTTTCTAGGGTTTTGAAGGGATATATTACCAATGGAGCCAACGCTTCTGAAAAAGTTTGCTCGGAATGCAATGCCGAAGGACTTATATATATTGAAGGATGCATTACTTGTAAAGCGTGCGGTTACGCCAAATGCGGCTAATTAGTATAGGAGAAAATTATGGCATACTCAAAAAAAGTTATAGATCATTTCGATAACCCGCGGAATATAGGCTCTTTGGACAAAAAAGACCCAAGCGTCGGCACCGGTATTGTAGGCGCGCCCGAATGCGGGGATGTTATGAAGTTACAGATTAAAGTGGATGAGAGGGGGCACATATGCGATGCGAAGTTCAAAACTTTTGGATGTGGATCAGCTATCGCCGCCTCTTCTTTGGCAACGGAATGGATAAAGGGTAAAACCCTAAAAGAAGCGGCTGATATTAAGAACACAGATATTGTGGAGGAATTATCGCTTCCTCCGGTTAAGATACACTGTTCAGTGTTGGCAGAAGAAGCAATTAAAGCAGCGATAGAAGATTTGGAGAAAAAATGAGGTTTACGCCAGTAAACAATCATCTTTACGTAGAGGTATTAGATGAAGACAAAGAAGAAACAGGAGTGTTACTCCCACAAGATTATCGATCGGCAGAAAAGCCGTTTGCCGCGGTGAAGGTCTTGGACGCCTCGATGTCGGCGGCGTGGACTCCCGGAACCGTTCTCGTTGTAGAGGCCCAGATGCTTCGGGATATTGAGTACAGTGGTAAGACTTTCACGGTGGTTAAAGAGAACTATGTGATTGGGACCCTGTCATAAAAGCACCAGAGTTAAATACAAAAAAGCTCGTTATTGGATACAGTCTCGAAGCGCTTCAGTTTGCCGAAACAAACAATGCTATGCTTCTTGTCAACGGGTCAGTAACCCCGCATTCAATAGAAGAGAAAGACAGGGAAAATAAGTGGCACCGTTTAATATTTGATTTGGGAATGCGAGGTCTTACGCCGATTCCTTCGGCGATAGAAAATATACGGATTGAAGAAAATGTGGCTAACATTACAACAGAGTTTTATCGTATGATTAAAATACATTTCGAGGAACTGTACATCTTTGATATGGAGTTAGTAGGAGGCATATCAGCGCAAGAAAAAGTAAATGATTATGTTGTGTACGACTGGTTTGATATTAAGCGTGGAGCCAAGCAGACTTCTTGTGAAATATCAACTCCGAATAACTTTATTAAAAAGTTGGTTTTTTATCCGTCTCAAAGACGAGACGGAAACGATGGCTCGATTAAAGATTGTTATGTGAAATCTTACATAGCCGCGGCTGATCTGGATAAGTTTGAATACTCTGAAACAGCAGCTAGACTAGGCGCCCTTAAGTTAATAAAAGATAACGGTATTAAAACCACACGAAAGGTTACCACCGGAGGAAGGCAAAACTTAAATCTTGTCTTGAAACACAATAGGCGATCGCTTCATAAAAATAATAAAGAATTTATTCAAAGTGGCGACCCACCTTCTAATAGACATTTTTGTAATATATCACAGTAATGGAACTAGCGGCTCAGAACAACAACGCTTATCATATGGCGGGCATCATCCCGGTGGCTGGCTCTGTAGGTGCCTTTAATTTGCCGGGACACGATACACTGATGCCGATCGCCGAGGATTTTACTTTAATAGAGAACTCAGTAGCCGAATGTTCCTATGCTGGATGCGAATCAATATGGATCGTATGTAACGATGATATAGCTCCGATTATTAAACACAAAGTGGGTGACTGGGTAGAAGATATATATTCAATTGAGAAAGGGAGGTACGTTAAATTTCCGAAAGAGCATCGTGTTACAGTTCCGATTTACTATGTTCCTATTCACCCCAAACACAGAGACAAACATGATTGTTATGCTTGGTCGATTGTTCACGGAGCAAATGTAGCCTACTGGATTTGTAGAAGATTGAGCCGGTGGCTCATCCCGGATAGATTTTATGTTAGTTTTCCGTTCGGAGTACACGATTTACAGGCAACAAAGAAATCCAGAGAAGAGTTCAGCAAAAAGAAATCATTCTATTTTTCTCACGAGGGCAAGACGGTCTGCGATGGATTGCCTTTGAGTTTTACTTTTGATGCTGACGAGTGGCGGCGCGCAAGAAATATCATTAAGTCGAATTCCCGTTCATACTATCCGCCGCTTGAGGGGGAGGAAATGCCTAGTCGACTTCTGCCAGTTGAAGAGCGCAGAAAGTCTAGACATTTTAAGTTGCTAGATGTATTTAAAGATGCAGACTTGTCTAATGCAATAATATGTGAACTTCCTTGGTTTTATGACTTGACAACCTGGGAAGAATACTGTAAACTAATAATATCTGGACACGTTAAGGAACTTAATCGGCCTTATGGATTTGTTACAGGTCACATCAGCACAGGAGATAACGATAGTGAATAGAAAAACCCCCTCAATCCCATTCGTTGGGCTACACGCCCATAGCGTAGCAGGCAGCATCTTTGATGCGATTGGCTACCCGCCAGAACACATGGATTTTGCTTATGAGAATGGCGCCGCGGCGCTAGCGCTAACAGATCATGGAAACATGAATGGCTTTAGCCACCAGCTTTTGCATTCAAAGAAGATGAAGGCGGAGGGCAAGAAGTTTAAAGCCATCTACGGGGTGGAAGCATATTTCATTCCTAGTATCAAAGAGTGGCGCGCGGAATACGACAGAATAAAAGCAGATGCAAAAGAGGCGCGCAAGCTTAACAATGAAACGAGCGGCACCACAATCGAAGATGAAGGAGAAAGCAAGAAAGCCATTCGAAGTCTCCTCAATCATCGGCGCCACATGATTCTCCTAGCACAAAATCAAACAGGCTTGAGTAATATCTTTAAACTAATTTCTGATAGTTACAAGCAAGAGAATTTTTATCGATATCCTCGCGTCGATTATGAAATGCTGGAGAAGTATAGCGACGGTGTTATAGCTTCCAGCGCATGTCTAGGGGGGGTATATGCCGGAGATTACTGGAGTAATCAAGAGGAAGGCGAAGAAGCCGTCCTAAAGGCGATGCGAACGACTACCGAGAACATGGTAAGAATCTTTGGAGATCGCTGGTACGGAGAGCTACAATGGAATAATGTTTCCCAACAACACGAGTTGAACAAATACATTATTCAAATGAAGAATGAATATAATATTGCGCTGATTTCCACGGCCGATAGTCATTATCCAAACCCGACCGCATGGAAGGATCGAGAACTTTACAAGAGACTTGGGTGGCTCGGTGGAAAAAACCGGCCAGAGTGGATGTCAGATGATTTGCCTATAGATATTGATACGATCGGCTACGAGCTATATCCCAAAAATGGTGATCAGATGTGGGAGGCCTATAAAAAATATTCAGAAACATGCGAAGAAGAATATGACGATGATCTGGTATTAAACTCTCTTACTGAAACTCATAACATTGCCTTCAATCGCATCGAAGATTTTCAGCCTGACACCTCTATCAAGCTTCCAGACTTTGTAGTTCCCGAAGGGGCAACCGCCGAAGAGGCGCTCCAAAAACTGGCTATCGACGGCTTGCGTACAAAGAAGCTTCACAAGGACCAAGAATATATATCGCGATTAAAGATGGAGCTCGATGTGATTAAAGATCGAGGGTTCAGTAAATATTTCTTGACAATGAAAGCGATTGTTGATAAAGCGAATGAAGTCCAGGTCACCGGCCCCGGCCGCGGCTCTGCTGCAGGTTCCCTGGTAGCCTATGTATTAGATATTACACAAGTTGACCCTATTCGGTGGGGGCTTCTCTTTGAGAGATTTCTACGGCGCGATGCCACTGATTATCCTGACATCGACTTTGATGTGTCGGAGCCAATGGAACTCAAGGAGCGCCTCGCGAAAGACTGGGGCGAGAACACAGTGGTTCCCATATCCAATTGGAATACGCTTCAGCTAAGATCGCTACTCAAAGATATTTCAAAGTTTTATGACATTCCATTTATAGAGGTTAATAAAGTTACGAGCGTGATGGTGAGAGAAGCGCTTCAGGATGCTAAGCGGAAGAACGATATCAAAGCCGGCGTCTACAATCCTACATGGAAAGAGGTTATGGAGTTTAGTCCATCTCTGCGCGGTTTTCTGATAAAGTATCCAAATGTCAAGCCTCATGTTGAGGCTCTGGTTGGGCAGGTACGCAGTTGCAGCCGCCACGCGGGGGGAGTTTTAGTTGCCGAAAATCTAGATGAACGGATGCCGCTTATCAACTCCGGAGGTGTGCGCCAAGCACCCTGGTCTGAAGGACAGAACGTACGGCATTTAGAACCGCTAGGGTTCATCAAGTTTGACTTACTCGGGCTTTCCACTCTTAGGATGATTGACGGGTGTGTTCGACACATATTACGGAGACACCACAACATTGAGAATCCTACATTCGAAGATGTTAAAAACTTCTACAATGAGCATCTCCATCCTGATAGGATTGATTTCGATAATCAAGAAGTATATGAGAATATCTTTCACAAGGGCAACTGGGCCGGTATCTTTCAATTTACCGAGCAGCCAGCGCAAAACTTTTGCAAGAGAGCCCAGCCAGAAAGCTTGATCGACATTGCTGCCATTACTGCTATCTATCGGCCGGGACCACTTTCGGCAAATGTGCATGAACAGTACGTAGAAGCTAAGAATAACCCAGACGATATAGACCACATCCATGAAGTGGTGGAAGAGGAAACAAAAGAAACTTTCGGGTTTTTGATTTTCCAGGAGCAGATTGCTTTGTTGGCTCACAAATTGGGCAAAAATCTTTCCCTAGATGAAGGGAACATGCTTCGTAAAGTTCTAACGAAGAAGGGCACCGGGAAGGGTCACGAAGTTAAGGATAAGATTTATACAAAGTTTGTTGACGGCTGTCAGGAAAAGGGGTTAAAGATATCAGAGGCCGATAAGCTCTGGAGAACCTTTGAATACTTTTCCGGATATGGTTTCAACAAATCTCATGCTGTTTCTTATTCTATTATTTCATTCCAGTGTGCGTGGCTACTGAACTACTATGCTTCAGAGTGGATGGCAGCGTTCTTAGATAAAGAACCCGAGACTAGAAAAGAAAAGGCTATTAATATTGCGAAGAGCTACGGGTTCAATATTAGAAAAGCAGATATTAACACATCCGGAAGAGTTTGGGAGATTGATTCTGGTGATAAGAGAACTTTGATCCAGCCTTTATCTTCTTTGAAGGGTCTTGGTGACGCTGCCATAGACCAAATTTTGTACAATCGCCCATTTGATACGATTGAGGATGCGATTTTCCATCCAGATGTGGTATACTCTAAGTTCAATAAGAAGGCGTTGGATGTATTGGTGCGCAGTGGAGCGATGGATGGTTTAATAGATGATCGCTTTTCGGGCCGTAAGCACTTTTGGTCTGCCGCCGCGGTAGATAGGCCAAAGAATAAAAAGAAGTTTTTAGAAAATATAGAAACGTATAGCCCCGAAGGCGATTTCTCCCACGAAGAGGAAATCGAGAATACCGTAAGTCTCACCGGCATCTTTCCAATGGATCTGGTGGTAGATCATAAAATTCAAAATAGATTAAATGAACTTTACGTGCCGCCAATCTCTGAATATGATCGCGACCTGGGACTAGTGTGGTTTATTCCTCGCGAGGTTATACAGCGTAAGACAAAGAACGGAAAGCCCTATCTGATTATAACTGCGATAGATGGAAATTCAGAGTTGACAAAAATTAGATGCTGGGGTATAATACCAGGTAGGGATCGAGTTTTTATTAATCGTCCTTACATGGCTCGCCTAGATTATAATGAGCAGTGGGGATTTAGCACAAGATCGATTAGGCATAATCTAAAATTATTGGGATAGGAAACAAAAATGGCAAAGAAAAAAAACTTGAAACCGGGAAGCACCAAAAAGAAAACGAGTATCGGCAACAGTAAATTCACTAAACGCGGCCGCCCGGGCGCGTACGGTGGCAACAAACACTACAAGAAGAAATATCGAGGGCAAGGAAAATGATTGCAGATATAGTAGTAGATTTACAGTACGGCGACTGTGGGAAAGGAAAGATAACTCATCACCTCCTACGCCAGGGCGCTTACACACATTGTCTTCGCTACAATGGAGGATGCAATGCTGGTCATACCATTTATCATGAAGGCAAGAGGTTTATTACCCACCACATTCCTGCCGGGGTTTTCTTCGGAGTAAGATCGATCATTGGGTCAGGCTGCGTAGTTAACTTAGAACAATTCTTCAGTGAAATAGAAATGCTTGAAACGGGAGGGATAAAATGCGACGGTCTCGTGAAGATCGCGCGCAATGCTCACATTATCACCGACCAGCACATGGAAGAAGAAGCGGCAGAAGAAGATATCGGAACGACACGCCGCGGCAACGGGCCCGCCTATCGCGACAAATATGCACGCCGCGGCATTCGCGCCGAGATGATACCGGGCCTGACAGACTATATAGTTGATCTTTATGAAGAATTTCACCACTACCCAGCAGCTGCTATCCTCTGTGAGGGGGCACAAGGCTTTGGATTGGACATAGATTGGGGCGACTACCCCTACGTCACCTCAAGCCATTGTACGACGGCTGGGGCCCTCCTGAATGGCATTCCTGCTACGGCAGTACGTAAGGTATGGGGAGCCGCTAAAGCATATGAGACTTACGTGGGTTCTAAGAAGTTTCACGGGAACGGTGAAATATTTGATAAGCTACAAAAGGTAGGCCAAGAATATGGCGCGACAACAGGGCGCGCCCGACAATGTAATTGGACCAATCTGAGCCTTTTGAATAGGGCTATCCAGATTAATGGTGTTACAGACTTGGTAATCAACAAGGTTGATGTGTTGAGGGAACTGGATGCCTGGTCATTTAGGCTCGATAACGAAGATGGTATCGCCATCCACTTGCAGAATGAAGACACCTGGAAAGAATATTTAGAACTTTATCTGCCACAACTCGAACTCCATTTTTCAGATAACCCGGAGAGAATATAATGAAGACAACGATTACAACTAGTCCTCTTTTAAAAGAGCCAGAACTTCGAAAAGCCCCAGTGATCGTTAGAGTAAATGAGTTTAGCAACAAAGCCGCTAAAGAATTTGCAGATCAAATATCAACCGCGCACAACACTGGTCAGTCAGTTATCCCTGTTATTATAGATTCATATGGCGGTCAGGTTTACAGCTTAATGGCAATGATATCGTCTATCAAGCATGCTGAACTGCCGGTGGCCACCATTATCGAGGGGAAGGCTATGTCCTGCGGCGCGATTCTGTTCTCTTTTGGAGACGAAGGAATGAGATTTATGGATCCCGATGCAACGCTGATGATACATGACGTTTCAACATCTGTATGGGGTAAGGTGGAGGAGATTAAAGCAGACGCTGCAGAAGCGGAACGATTGAACCAAACAGTTTATAAAATGATGGCAAGAAACTGTGGGAAGAAAGATGATTATTTCTTAGATCTCATTCACGACCGCAGTCACGCCGATTGGTTTTTGGATGCTGCAGCGGCAAAAAGTCACAATCTGGCCAGTCAGATACGAGTACCAAAGTTTAACATAACTGTTAATGTTAGCATTGATTTTGAATAGGAGATAAAATGATTATACAGTACCACCGCGTAAGAGACGATGCGATTAAACCAATGAGAGGGCACCCGAGTGATGCAGGCCTGGACGTACACTATTGTCCTGATGATTTTTCAACCACTGCACAAAGGATTGAGCCGGGAGAATCCGCGCTCCTACAAACTGGATTAAGGTTTGAGGTCCCGCACGGTTACATGCTAGAGGTAAAGAATCGTTCTAGTGTGGCAGCGTTGCGAAGTCTCATTGTAGGCGCATGTGTGATAGACTCGGGGTATGCTGGCGAGGTGTTTATTAATCTTCATAACATTGGGGCTGAAACACAGCTTGTTGAAAAGGGCACAAAAATAGCGCAACTTGTGATGGTGCCCGTAGTTTCCTTCCAAACATTCGAAAACGAAGAAGGAACACTCTATGAATATCCTGTTACTATAAGCAGCCGCGGCGCTGGAACACTGGGGAGTACCGATGCAACCTGAATCACCACATATTGCCAAAGGAGGATTATGGAAGAAGGCAAAGGGAGCCATTGGCTTTAGCTCGGCGAGCACAGAATGGGACACCCCCCAGGCATTCTTTGACAAGTTAGACAAACAGTTTGAGTTTACTTTAGATCCTTGTGCTACGGCAGCAAGTGCTAAATGCGACAAATATTTTACTGAAGAAGATGATGGACTCGCTCAAGACTGGAGGGGTCACACGGTTTTTGTTAATCCTCCCTACGGCCGCGGCATTGGGGCATGGCTTAAAAAGGGGTATGAAGAATCAAAGAAACATAACACCGTTGTGGTCATGCTTGTCCCATCGAGAACTGATACCAAGTGGTGGCATGATTATATAATGAAAGCAAAAGAAGTACATCTAGTTCGCGGCCGCCTAAAATTTGGCGGTTCGGATAATGCAGCACCTTTCCCCTCGGCAGTTGTAATATTCCATTCTAATGTCCTTTACAAGCCCCCGATAGCGCTGGTGCCCACCTTCTATCCAATGGAGCGCGCGTGAACAGGCCTAAGATAAGAAAAGTGGACACCGCGAAACGTAAGAAAGAGCGCAAAGCAGCCCAAGAGGTCTTGAAGAGAAGAGCCAGCATGCTACTAGATATTCCGGAAGAATGCTGTGCGTGCCAGGAAGCGTTTGACAAGAAAAATAAGAAGATGGCACAGACATGGCATATTACGGTGTTTGACGAAAGAAAAATAATGAGGCTCACGTGCCCTCCATGCTGGCAGAAGATCGAAAGCATAGTGGAGGAAGCAAATGCAAGCTAAACAAACAATATCATACGACGATATTTTGCTTTCACCTCAATGTTCTAACATCAAATCACGAACTGATATTGATATAGGAGGTAGCCTGGGAGGCCGTGAACATTTCAGCCTGCCGATTATTGCTAGCCCGATGGACACAATTTCAGGCATTGCCATGGCACATGCCATGTACGATGCGGGAGGATTATGCATTTTTCATCGATATAGCACAATTAAAAAGCAAGTCTCTCAAGTCATCGGAGCTATTCGCGGCCGCGGCGCAATGGCTCCCGCCGCGGCGATAGGAGTTACTGGAGAATATCTGGATAGAGCGATAGCGCTGCACGCTGCCGGCGCGCACATCTTGTGTATCGATGTGGCGCACGGTCATCACACTCTGGTAAAAAATGCCCTGCAAGAGTTACGCAAGGTTCTTGGAAACACAGTTCATATTATGGCTGGGAATGTGGCTACCCTTGAGGGCTTTGTGGATGTAGCCACGTGGGGTGCAGACAGTGTACGCGTTGGGGTGGGGGGCGGCAGCATTTGTTCGACTCGTATCCAAACTGGTCACGGCATCCCAACTTTAGAATCTATTATAGCAACCCGCGTGGCCAAGCACGGAGGCCGGTTTAAGAATGTTAAAGTGATAGCTGATGGCGGTATCAAAAGCTCAGGCGATATAGTGAAAGCCCTCGCTTGCGGAGCGGACTTTGTTATGGTGGGTTCCTTGTTGGCGGGTTCTGATGAATGCCCGGGCGAGATTATAGAGACCAGGAAAGGCAAGTTCAAAGCTTATCGAGGAATGGCCAGCAAAGATGCTCAGCTAGAATGGCGCGGAAAGACTGCTTCGCTCGAAGGGGTTTCTACGGTAGTTCCATATCGTGGCCCGGTTAGCAGTGTGCTGGCTGAGCTAGCTAGAGGAATTCGGAGCGGCCTATCGTACTCCGGCGCGCGCTCTATTCGCGAGCTACAGGAGAAGGCACAGTTTGTTATTCAATCGCCCGCCGGACAGGCAGAGAGTTCGACGCATATATTAAACCGATGAGAGAGGATTTGACGACCGTAAGCTTTTTTCTTCACCCTCGTCTGCACGAGGAAATGAAAATAAGATTATACTACGAAGGGTTTGCCACGCAGAGCGAGTTCTTCAGGACATGTGTCTTGTCACTACTTGAAAAGAATGAAAAGTTTATGGAGTTCCTAGATCATTACCGCGAGAACGAAGGATTGATGTCGAAGGCCAAGCTAAAGAAATCAAAGAAACTGCGAGAAGACGGAAAAGATCTGATGAAAAAGCTGGGGATTACGAAAGAAGATTTGGAAAACATATTTGATCTGATAGAAGAGGAGATACCACAATTATAAGACAACTCAATATAGTTTCTGAGCTGGCACTACTTCGGCGTCAAAGCACGATCGGATTAACTTCTATTTTGTTAGTTACGTCGTCAGGCTGCGGAACGTGTACGCACTTTAAACCAGCTTACATGAAACTAGAAGAAAAAATCAAAAACTTCTGTATTCTATATGTAATAGAGGCAGAAGATGTTGGGGGCCGCGGCGTTTTAAGAGAAGGATTTGCAAAACATCTCGGGAAGCGTTACGAAGGGTTTCCTTCTCTTTTCATCATAGGGAATGGCGATGTACAAGAGATACCATACGAGACTATGTGGAGTAAGAAACTCAAACGTTTTGATACGGAAGACATAGTGACATATATCAAAAAATATTTACTTGAAAGGAAGTTATTATGAGAGAATGTAGTAAGAAGTATTTAATAGCAAAAAGATGCTGTCCAGAAAAAGAATGTCGAATGTGGATAGATTTCCCGGAGGATAACAACTGCACCCTGATAGCAGTTAACAAACATGGGCCGATGACCTTGAAAGAGGTGGCAGAGCGACACCACATTAGTATCGTACGAGCAAAACAAATAATCGACGCTACCCTGACCAAAATAAAAAGCGTCGTTATGTTCGATAGATACTAATTAAATGTAGCAACATTCGTTTGTCTTTAGGAGAATATCACAATGAGTAAAGAAGGAAATCTGCTTACCGAAGCGCAAGTTCGTCAGTTTAT